TTTACTGATATTCCTGTTATTTTAGAAAAAGCGACTGCATTTTGTATCACGTCTTCTTGTATTGATGGTAGTGTCCCCATTGACTCGTGTAGAGAACCCATATATTCAGCAGTGTCTCCAATTTCTCCACCAATTTTAATTGTGTTTCTATACACTTCAAGCATCGTACCTTCTAATGCTTTAGAATAACCTTCAACTCCTGTAGACAATACTCTTGAGGATTTTATTGCGCTGTCTTCTAATTTAATAAAAAACGTTTGAAACCTATCGGGACTCAATGCATCGGAAACCGCATCACTAAACTTACTAGCAAAATCGGTTATTCCTAACCCTTTTCCTATATCATCTGCATCAAATCCGGTAGAAGGAGTTCCTTGAAATAACATCATAAATTTTTATTTAATAAATAGGTTTAATTATCTTTTTTGATTTTCCTCAACCAATTTTTCAATAAAAAATTTTCTTTCGTAGGTTGGTACTTTTAAAAGATCCCCATATGAAAAATTTGCATATTTTATTAAATAATAAAATTCGTCTAATAGATTTTTTTTATAGTTAGAAGAAAGGACGAAAAAATTCAGCCCCAAAAGCAACTTCAATAGTTACTTTTTCTCCTGACGGGGCTATAATTGTTCTTTCTAAATCTAATTTTGGTTCACATTTAGAAAGAGTGTTTCTTATGAATTTTGAATCAGCAATTGGCATTTGTGATATGAACTGTGCTATTTTTTCTCTATCTCTACTACCATCTAATTCAACAATTTGTTTTTCTAATTTTTTTGTAACAACAGGAATTGTCATATTTGGAGGATAAAATTCTTTTAATTTATCCAATTCTTTTTGGTCTCCTAAATTTAAAATTCGACATTTAACTTGTACATTACTTTTTGGTAAAGTAAAAGAAAAAAGTCCGTCTTCAGTAGGTTCAATTTCAGGATCAACATAACTTAACTGTTCTAATAAAACTGTTTGTTCAAAATCTCTTCCTGTTGCAGGATCTTTTATTTTAAAATTATATTCAGGACCAAAAGATGTGTTTCTTAAAAATATAAGAATTGCCTGTACATCCACATCAAGTAATTGATTTATATCAAATGCCGGTTCATAAATTTTATTTCTTAAAAGTGTATTTATAAGTCCTTCTTTATTTTGATTTGGAGATAACAGAATGTTTTCATCTTGAGCGGTTAAATAACCAACTTTTATTGATTCTTTTTTTTGTGTATAAAACTTACCTTTTGATGGTAATACCACTACATCATGTGGTAATGAAAACATTTCTTGTCCATAAATTGCTGCGTCGCTCATAGTTTTTATTTTAAAAATAATTTAATTAAAGGGTATGTAAATAAAAAAATCCCACATTTCTGTAGGATTCTCTTGAATATTTAATTTTATTTTACAAACAAAAAATCAATATACCAAAATACATCTATCAGGTCTAAGTGTCGCCTTAACGGTAACTAACTTATCTGAGTCATAACTTAAAGAGTCAAAATCAACACCTGTTAAAAATGTACCAATAAGTAACCACTTTTCAACCGCAACTCCTGTTGGGTCTAACATTTCAAGTGTGAGGTCTTTTTTGTATCCTGCAGCATAACCCATACGACCTGTAACAGATTCAGCATGTAAACGAACCCATTCCATAAGTGCTTGAGACGCAGAAGGACCAATTGGATCACGGAAAGTAACATCCATTGACTCCCAATTGAATTTGCCAGCAACATAAGTTTCAGTATTTAAAAATGGAATTGGAACTTCAGCGATTTTAATTTTAGGCCTAGTAGTTGATTCAACATACCAAGAGTTAATCCCAAGTGAATTTGGGAAAGAAAGTATAAACCTGTTTTGTCTTTTAGGTTCGTACTGTAAAGGCATTTTCATTAATAAGTCAGCCATGTCTATTTGTTTTAAAAAATTTTATTTTATTTATAAATATTAGTTCGTTTAATTTTTTTCTATTTACTTTCTAGTTTTTAAAAATTATATATTATATATAAACTAGAAAATAATTATATTAATTAACTTTTCTTTTTTCTCCTCCTTTAGTTAAATATATATCTACTGGTTTTTCTGGATATTCTTTTTCTAAAAACCCCGATATCTTTTCTATGTTTCTTGGGTCATCGTCTGAAAACCCAATTTTTGGTTCTTTATTTAACATATCATTTTTGAATAATCCTTTTACTCCAATCTCATTTGAAAGTTCTTTACAATACGAAATGAACGATCTTAAAGCGATTATTTTCCCTTCTTCGGGATTTGATGCTGAACCGCCTCCAAAACCAGGATTTGTAACAGGAGCAAAATAACAAAGTTCTAAATAGTCATCTATCACTTCCTTATCTGAAAGACCACTTGCGTCTTGATCCATTATAAGTTCAATATATTTTTTTAAGTTTTCAACACATCTTTTTGAATCAATTCCTTGATGATTGCTTATAATGAGATTATATGTTGCTTCTTTCATCACTTCGGGAGAATGTCCTCTAGCAGTAATAATTGCAAAAATTGATCCTCCGTTTATACATTCCACAAAATCTCCCCAAGACGGACCTGTTTTTGCTAACATACAATCAGTTAAAAAGTTTTTATCACCCTCTACTGTAAAATTACGATAAGGATTATTTGCGTAACCAACAATAGTTTTACCTTTGTATTCAAAATTTTCATTACCGATTTGTCCTCTATATTCTGCAAAATCTTCTGTACTCATTTTTACCTCATCATCATTATCGTCTAAAACAATAATTGTTGTTGGCATAAATAAAATATTGTCGTCCCAGTCAAAAGCATAGTATTTTAAATCAGGAACTCCTTCTTCAGAAATACCTTCTTTAATGGTCTTGAAAACTTGTTTTCTAATAAGTGTTTTTAAATTCATAATTACTTCTTATAATATTCTAAAAGCCTTTCAAGCTGTTTTTCAGTTATAATAATGTTTTGTTTTTTTTCAGAGTATGATTTTTTACCCTCATTTTTATAACCCAAAGATTCTTTAATTAATTTTTTTGTAATTTTCATAACTTTTATTTTGATCCGTATATTCCACTCACTTCAAATGGAGATTTTTTAAGTATTGGTTTAGGGGGTTTCGTCATTTGTTGGTATTTGTTGTAAAGGTTTTTTTGGTAAACTGATTGTCTGTATAATATATTTATTATAAGACTTTAGACGACTAAGAAACGCTTTTAGATTATTTTTTAGTTCACCCTTAAATAAATCTATAAAAATATTATTGTCACTAACATCGGAATTTGAAATGAGGTAAGCGGCGATAAATGTCCAAATTCTTCTAGCCCTATCAGGTTCCAATATAGTTAACCTATCACTTGAGCTAAGTCTACCATATAAATCAGACCATTTTAATTGTGACGGTCTAATTTTGTAATTCAAGTCACTCACTTTTTTTATGTAGTCATCAAAAATTGACATAGTTAATACTTGTACTCTGTCTCCTTCATCTAAATTTTCATCGTAGGTTCTTTTAAAAATATCCGATAATATATTTTTTATGTCAGTTAATAACTTTATTAAAAATGTTTTTTCATAATCCTCAAGTTTAGGTGTTGGTGTTGATTGTTCTTTAATCACACGTTTAACAATTCTTGATAAATCATTTTCTGTTAATCTTATAATTTTTTTCATATTTTTTATTTTATAAATATAAGTGGGAGTAGTTTCCTACCCCCACATTTTTATTATTAGATGTTATCAAACGATGCCCCTGTTGGAGTAATGATGAACTCTATGTCAATAAATTCAAGTGCTCTTGTCGGTTTCAAGAATATTTTACCTGTAAGAGTGTTTGAGTCAAGATCCTCAGGTGTGTTTGAAACTGTCACACGGAAATCAATTAAACCTCTATCTCTTCTGATTGAATCTAAGATTGGGTTAACTGAATCCAAGAAATCTTGTCTTACTTTATTGTCGTTTTGTTCAAACAATAATCTAACTGCAACTGCTGAAATCAATTTACGAGCTTGTAACAACAATCTTCTAACATTGATTCTATCAAGTGCCGATTGTCTAACTTGAAGAGTTTTGTTACCCCAAATTACTGTACCCACATCGTTAAAAGTTGCAATTGGATTGATTCTTCCTTTGTAAAGAGTATCTCTATCTTCTTGAGTTAAAGTTTTACGTGCTTTAATTGAATTCACAATACCTCTTGTGTAACCCGCTGATGCGAACCAAGGGAATGCGATGTTGTCAGTTAACGCTAAGTTTCTTGTCACTTCAGCCGTTGCCGGTAAGTAGATTTGAGTATTATTTACACTATCTCTTGTAAGTACCCAAGGATAGTAAGTTGCGGTGTAGTTAGAATCTAAACCTGTTGCTTCTAAATTATCTACAGCCTCTTGAGGGTAGATTGTGTTAGTTAATACCGGATCTAAAGTTGGTGAGAATAAATCAAAGTCAGGTGTAGTACAGATGTAAATTGAATCAGCTCTATCAGTTTCAATCATAGTAACCGCTTCTTCCACAAGGTTTGAGTTATTTACGTAGTCAATACCAGGAGTAACAAATACGTTAATGTTAACCGCCTCAGGATTAGCCAATGTTTTTTGTCCAAAAAGGTAAGCGTAGTAGTCAGTATTAGCCCAAACTTCTTGGTTAGGTCCTGAAATTTGTTTAAACGCTCCCCATCCTGATGCTGTAGGATAAGTGATCGACGCTTCAGCTCCATTCTTAAAACCACTAGCACCTAAGATAAATCTGTCATCGTTAGTTCTATATTCTCTATAAATATCCCATCCATCAAACCCTCCGTAAGCTAGTAATGTAAATTTACGAGTGTTAAGTTTGTAATAAGGATCGTCAGTTTCCGATGGTTCGGTTCTAAATGAACCAACACCCACTTCGTACGCCGATTGTCCTGATGTCGGACCTGAAATAATTGTCACAACAGTCGCCCCACTATCAAGGTGGAAACCTTTAGTAACATAACCCCAATCTATTCCTACAGTATCGGTTCCAAGATTAGCAGGTAATTGTTTACCTTTATATTGGAAGAAATCAGAGTCATAACCCGTGATGTTTGAAATACCTAAATATGCAAATCTTGGATTTTCTCCACTTGAAATAACCGTATTGTCTCCCCCTGAAGAAGCTCCGAATGGTGGGTTATAAATCACATCACCAGCCTTTAAATATTTAGTTTTGTAAACCACAAACGGAGGTGTGTCATTTTCATATTCTCTTGATATGTACCCCTCAAATCCACAAGGTAGTGCGTCTGCCGGAGCATCTTCACTCATATCTAACATTATAAATTTAGATTTAAGTGCAAATTCACCATTAGATGTACCTATTTTATTTGCCACATAATTATTTAATGTTGGATCCATTGAACAATTTGTAAAACTTTCAAGAACAACAACATTTCTATCTGTATCAAAATAATCTCTAATGAACACATCAAATGTTCCATTATTGAATGACATGTTAGCAATTGAAATTTTAACTAATCTGTTCGCTGCATTACCATCAGAAATAAGTTTAAACTTAAATAAATTGTAAGTTTTATTACCTCTTAATTCAGATACAACATAAGGTGTTTCTGGTGTTTGATATTGTTCAAGATAAAACCCTAAAGTATCACCGTCTAAAGACCTTGCTCCCGGTAATGATACTAAACTATTATTTATACCTCTAATTTTACCATTTCTATAACCTGTTAGTAATAAAGAGTAGTAACATTCTTCAACAAATAACGGAACTTCTTCTCTATCTTTTCCAAAGTTAGATCTTCCAAATACATTTGTTAATGAATTTACATCAGTTGATTGAAGGCTTGTTTCAAAATTAAATGTGTCCCCGTCTGCAGAAACCCCAGATACCACAAATGTTGAAAGTGGGTTTTCTGAAACTCCTGAATAAACACCATTAGTTACTAAAACAACATCAGAAGTTCCCGTTACTTCATAAGCTGGTCCTTTTTGAGAACTAGTATATTGTGAAATACCTCTTGATCTAAGGGTAG